ATGGAGTTACATCGTGCATACACAAGTGGTGAGGTGTATAATTTAGTTGAAACTGAATTAAGTATTTTGAATGAAGTAGGTAGATCATTTGAATCTATACCATTTGAACGTGAATTGATATTGAAATTTTTTGAAATACCATACAATAGAGGTGAATGGCTAACAGCAACTGAAATAAAGGATATTATTGAAACACATTCAAAGCAGCGAATACTTTCTATGAAAAAATTAGGAAGTGAATTGAAACAAACTTTTGGAAATCCTATGTTTAAAGATAGGTCAAACAAATACTATGTAGAGAGAAAGTCTGAAATTATGGATCCATTCAATACTTTTTCGCTATGATAGAATTGTATGATTATCAGAAACAGTATATTTCAGAAATAAAAAAACACTTTGCAAATGGCAAAAAGCGTTTAGTATTATGTTCTGCAACTGGAAGTGGAAAAACAGTGATGTTTAGCTACATGACAAAACAAGCCTTTGAAAAAAATAAAAGGATTTTAATTTTAACAGATAGAAAAGAATTATTTAGTCAATCAAGTGGTGCACTGGTTGAAATGGGATTGCATTGTAATGAGATAAAACCAAACAAAAAAGTAGATTTTTCACATTCTTTGTATGTTGGTATGATCCAAACAGTCACACGTAGAATTAAGAATGTAGAATATCAAGAATTAATTAAATCATTAGATTTGATTATTTTGGATGAAGCTCACAAATCTATATTTGATCCTATCTTTGAATATGTTTCAGAAAAAACATTTGTAATTGGAGCAACAGCAACACCTCATCGTGAAGGAAAACAACAATCACTTGAAAAATTTTACGATGAAATAGTCCAGGTGATAGACACACCAGATTTGATTATCAAAGAGAAATTATCACCATGCAAAACTTATGGAGTAAAAGTAGATTTATCTGGCATCAAAACTAAAAGTGGTGATTATGATGAGAAATCGATGGCCGACAAATTCAGTGAAATAAAGTTATTTCATGGAGTATATGAAAATTATATAAGAATTTGCAATGGTAAAAAAGCAATTGTATTTGCTCCAAATGTAGAAAGCAGTCGCGAACTTGTTAATGACTGGACAGATTCAGGACTTCCAATAAAACATGTTGATTGCTACATGACAGATTTAGAACGAAAAGAAATAATTGAATGGTTTAAAAATACTGATGGTGCAATTATTTCAAACTATGGAATTTTAACTACCGGATTTGATGTTCCAAGTATTGAAGTAGTAATACTCTATAGAGCAACAAAATCACTTCCTTTATTTTTACAAATGGTAGGAAGAGGATCAAGAATATCAGGTGGCAAATCTGAATTTATTTTACTTGATTTTGGTAATAATGTAAAAACTCATAACTATTGGGAACATCCAAGACAATGGTCATTGAAAAAAAAAGAAAAGAAACAGGGAACTGCTCCAATTAAAGAATGTCCAAGTTGTTCTTTTTTAGTTCATGCACCAATAATGATATGTCCTGAATGTGGTCATGAATTTGAAAAATCTGAAAAAGAAAAAGAGCAACAAATAATTGCAGAATTAGTTTTGATGAATGGTATTGACATAAAAAAACTTGCAGAAAAAGCATCAATACAACAACTAATTCAAATTCAAACAACAAAAGGATATCAAAAAAGCTGGATTTATCACTACTTAAAAACAGCTGATGATTTTAAAGAATATGGTAAAATAATGAAATATCACCATAGGTGGGCAACACATCAAATTCAAATGAGAAATTTATGAAAAATGAATCAGCAATACAGCAAGAATGTTTTATATGGTTTAACAACACATTTTGTTTAAAACATCATAACCCAAGATTTATTATGTTCAGCGTTCCAAATGAAGGGAAAAACGCAATTGAACAAATTAGAAAAAAACAAATAGGAATGCTTCCAGGTGCAAGTGATACAATTATAGTATTGAATAGTCAAGTAATATTCTGCGAGTTTAAAGATGAAAAAGGAAGGCAATCAGATAAACAAAAAGATTTTGAAGAGAGAGTTGAATCATTGAATCATAAGTACTGGGTGATACGATCACTTGAAGAGTTTAAAACTAATATAGAAATAGAACTACTATGAGAATCAAGCTAAAATACCCCCGCATCATTGTGAATTTAAAGCACAAAAAAAAGAGATATAAACACCCTGTGAAGGGTATTAACAACGAATCAACAGATAACTGTTAATAACTTTATTTATTATATATGCAAAAGTTTCTTATCTTTGATGAAAATAAAAACAGTATGGAAAAAGAAATTAAAACAGCTACTGAGAAAATCAAGGAGCTAAATGAGTTGAGTAACAAACTCACTCTACACCAAAAACTACACAGGGCAAAGTTAGCCATTGGTAAGGTAGTTAAGAACGCTATGAGCCATCACTCAAAGTATGCTGACCTCAATGCTATCATGGCAGAGGTTGAGCCTGTATTACTTGAAAATGGCTTGATCTTATTACAACCTATTCAGGGCAACAGTGTATGCACTCAGATTGTTGACATTGACTCAGGTGCCATGTTGCAATCAACAATGGACTTACCTCAAAATGTCAATCCTCAACAGATGGGATCTGCCATTTCTTACTATCGTAGGTACACCCTGCAGTCAGCTCTATCATTGCAGGCGGTGGATGATGATGGTCAACAGGCATCAAAGGACCAACCAACTGAGACTAAAAAAGAATCATTATCAGATGCACGTTTCAAGGCTGCTCTTGCTAAGATTAAGGCTAATGAGTACACAGTTGAGGAGTTAAAAGCTAAGTTCTATCTAACTAAAGAACAGGAGGCACAACTATGAAATGGAGGCCATCACAATTAGGTAAGCTCATGACGAACTCCAAAAGTAAGTCTGAGCTCTTGTCTGAGACTGCTAAGTCTGAGATACGCAAGATTGCAAAACAGGACTTTTACGGATACAGCTCAGACATTAAGACTAAGCCAATGATCAAAGGAACTGATTGGGAGCAGGATGGTATTGACTTACTCAATGAGGTTCGTTTCACTAAGAAGTACATTAAGAACACCATCAGAGTAGAGAATGAACTAATGACAGGGTGCTGTGATATACTCATGGATGATGTTATCATTGACAATAAGAGCTCATGGTCATTAGAGACCTTCCCGGCAACACCATCCGAAGGTGAAAACTCAGATTATGAGTGGCAGGGTAGAGCATACATGTGGCTCTATGATAGGCCATCATTTGAATTAGTGTACACCATGTATGATACAGATGATACTCTACTCACTGATTGGGATAACAAATCAATTCATAAGGTGAAACACATACCTGCACACCATAGAGTGACTGTGTTAAGATATGAGAGAGACTTAGCCATTGAGGAACAAATAAAAGAGAGATTACGGGCATGCTCTGAATATTATGCTCAATATGTAAATGAACTAAATAATAAATAAAAACAGTATGAAAAAAGAAGTAAAAGAATTTTGTAACAGATTCAATTTAACAGAAAATCAATTTTTTGGAATTGATGAGATAAGTGGTAGCTTGTACTTATACGACAACAACCTAACAAGCCTACCTGATGGCTTCAACCCTACTGTGGGTGGTGACTTGTACTTATACGACAACAAGCTAACAAGCCTACCTGATGGCTTCAACCCTACTGTGGGTGGTGACTTGTCCTTATCCAACAACAACCTAACAAGCCTACCTGATGGCTTCAACCCTACTGTGGGTGGTGACTTGTCCTTATCCAACAACAACCTAACAAGCCTACCTGATGGCTTCAACCCTACTGTGGGTGGTATCTTGTACTTATCCTACAACAACCTAACAAGCCTACCTGATGGCTTCAACCCTACTGTGGGTGGTAGCTTGTACTTAGACAACAACAATCTAACAAGCCTACCTGAATTTACTAATACTAATTATAAAGGTTTACTTTCTTGGCAAAATGGCAAATACATAAAAATTGACGGTATATTTTGCGAAGTAATTTCAAAACGCATGTTATTTTGGAAGGTAAAAAAATACGCATCAAATAAAGAATTTTATGTTGTAACAGATGGAAATGGAAACTATTCTCATGGAGATACAATTAAAGAAGCTAAAGAGGATTTAATTTACAAAATATCAAACCGATCAAAAGACGATTACAAAGAGTTAACATATGAAAGCATACTAAAATTTGATGAAGCTGTTAAGTGTTACAGGGTAATAACTGGGGCGTGTCAATTTGGAGTTAAAGAATTTTTACAACGTAAAGCTATAAATAAGAAGAAATTTAGTATTCAAGAAATAATAAAACTTACAAATGGTGAGTACGGAAACACAGATTTTAAACAATTTTTTAATTAATAAATAAAATGGACAGAGAAGAATTCTAAAAACAAGCCATGTTGATGGCAATGAATGCCTTGTTATCTAACCCGGCAACAAATGTGAGTGAGAGTAATCATGCAATAATATCTGCACAGGCTCATCTGTATGCAGAGGCATTGACTACTAAAACATTTATAGAAACTCAAAAAAGTTATTAACAATCAAAACAAAATATAAACAATGTCAGAATCAACAATCAAAGGAGCTATCAAGCTCATAAATCCAATCAAGGTAATCAGTGATAAATTCTCAGTGAGAGAGTTCGTAGTTACAACACTGGATGCTAAGTATCCACAGGACATACTGTTCCAAACAATCAATGATAAGATGGATGTCTTAGAGTCATTGGGTGTAGGTCAGCAAGTGGAAGTGTCATACAATGTTAGAGGCAGGGAGTTCAATGGGAGGTATTACAATACTCTTGATGCATGGAAAATTGAGGTCACAGGATCTAAGCCATCACAGGCAAGTACACAACCAATAGAGTTAGATGATGACCTCCCGTTCTAAGATAGTTTACATCAAAGATGATGAGACGTTCACTGAGTCATTGAGAGGTGAGCTTAAAGATAAGCTATCCAAAAGATACAAGATAGTACATTTGGCAGAGGATGTTGGTGTGGATAAGTTTCAGATGTACAGGTTCATGTATGGTAAGGAGGTTACAGGTAAGTTCTATGATAAGGTGTTTAAATACTTGATGAAATGATACAAGAGACACCATTCAAAGGATCACCATTACAAACTGAGATACGTAATGCTCAAGGTGATAAACTGCATACACTACGTATGTTAATAACAGTAGCAGTTAACAACAATCCAGAGTCATTGTTTTGGAATGAAGCATTTGAAATGATAAACAAAAAGAAATGAACTACTTAGTAAAAATAATGATCTACATTGATGGGCAGTATCACACCCCTCAATCAATACTTGATAAGATTAACAAGTAAGGCTCTGGTAAGCCAAACCCCCTCATCAAATCAAAAACCTAGGAATTTTTAATACAAGTGAGGGGGTTTATAGTCAGGTGGCGGAATGGTGCCTATATGCGGAGCGTGCTATAAACAGGTTCGAGTCCTGTCCTGACTACAAAGGGGAGCACAACAGCTCCCTTCATTATGTTAATAACTTTTACTAACTTAACCAAGTGTTAATCATTGACCTGCATAGAAAACAGAAACCTTTTGCCATTACAGTAACTAATGAAACACATGGGCGACTGTACTCAATACTGTTCAAAGATAGATACATTAGATGCCAGGAGCTCACACGATATGAGATCAGATGGTTTTGTGATAACATCAACCTGTTCAAAGTAACACACCACACTCCACATGGCAAGGTATATGAATACAGGAAGTTCAAAAGGTCAATCAGTAACTCAATGAGACATAATTTTTTAGTAAGAAATAAGATAATTAATGATACATACATCTAACAAAATTACTGATATGAATCTTGATAAAGACACAGTAATTCAACTAATCAATCTAATCTCTGACATCGGATATGATTACATTAGCAATCCAACAGATGCACTAAATTACACTAAGGCAATAAATATTTAAAAATATGAAATCGAAAAAGACTAAAAATATATACTCATTCAACTTTGAGACCAAAACAGCTTACATCAATGATGAGCCATTGGGTGCAATTGTGGATCATTCAGACACTGCTATCAATGTTCTATGGGATGATGGCATTGAACAAGAGTTTAGGCTGTGGCAACCTGTTAAAAATTTCACTAACTTTGAGGCATGAGACATAAATTAAAAGTAGCATTAGGGCTTACAATACTTCCTGTGTTCACTCTGTTATATTTCGCAGATAAGTTCGTTCTATACTTCATGCCATGGAAGAGTTCAGAGACTATTCAGAAGTGGATATATGACCCTAAGAAAGCAACTCAGAGCCTATTCAGAGTGATTGGTGCATTGGCTATCTTTGGATTATATGAGTTGATAACAAATATATTTTAAGTACAGCGAAACTACAGCGATATGCCAAACCCTGAAAACATAGAACCACATAAGATGCAAAAGGGCACTACGTTAAACCCCAATGGCAGACCAAAAGGATCTAAAAACAGAAGCACAATAGCAAAGTATTGGTTGTCAATAGAACAGAATTTAAAGAACCCATTGACAGGTGATACTGAAACAATGAGTCAAGAGGACTTAATGACATTAGCCTTGATTAAAAAAGCCAGAAAAGGTGATACCAATGCATACAAAGCACTAATGGATAGTGGCTATGGTGCTCCCGTTCAACAGGTAGAGCAGACACAAACCAATGTGGACCTCACAGGGTTATCAACAGATGAGATAAAATTACTACTCAAAGGTGAATGACACACAAAAAGCAATTAGGAACTTATTACGTCTCGAGCTTTGCCGTAGGGAATTTTGGGAGTTTTGTCAGTACTATGACCCGGCATTCTTTGAAAGTAGAGTATTTCTCCACAGTGTCGTACAATCATTTCAAGATTTAGAGGAGGGTAGTATTAGATCACTCAGTGTATCAATGCCACCAAGGGCTGGTAAGTCCTATATCAGTTCACTGTTTTGTGCCTGGACCATTGGCAGGAATCCTGCAAGATCAGTGATGAGGAACGCATGTACTGCCACATTATACCTCAAGTTCAGCTATGATGTTAGAAACATTGTCAAGAGTGATAAGTTCAAACAGGTGTTCCCATCTGTTCAGCTAAGTGATGACAAGGCAAATCTTCAAGGTTGGAACACCAATCACGCTAAGCAGGTAAGTTACTTTGGAGCAGGTGTTGGGGGTACAATCATTGGATTTGGAGCTGACAATATTGCTGTAACAGATGACCTTTACACAGGATTAGAACAAGCCTTATCAGATACTCAGAATGAGAGAATCATTCAATGGAAGGAGGCAACACATGACTCAAGGTTTGAATCTGGATGCAAGAGGATTGACATTGGCACCCGTTGGTCACTCAATGATGTGATAGGCAGGCAAATGAATGACGGAATCTATGATAGATCCATTGTCATTCCTGCATTGATAGATGGCAAATCATTCTGTGAATCAGTCATGACAACAGAGGAGTACTTGACTAAAAAGAAACGTACTGAGCCATCCATTTGGGAGGCTGAATACATGCAGAGTCCTGTGGATATACAAGGTAGGTTATTCAATGACCTTAAGACCATGCAGTTAACTGAATTTAGTTCAATTAAAACTACAATACAGGGTTGCATTGCTTACTGTGATGTGGCTGATCAAGGTGCAGATTTCACAGCCTTTGCCATATTAGCAGTGGCAGGTAATGAGTTCTATCTGGTTGACTATGTGTTCAACAAGTCCAATACAGATGTGACCATGCCACTCATTGCAGCTAAGCTCAATCAATGGAACGTGACCTATTGCAGGGTGGAATCAAACAGCATGGGTGCCATGTTTGCAAGAGGATTGCAGAAACAAACTACCACAAAGATATTACCTGTTCACAACTCAGTGAATAAGATAACCAGGATCATAATGCAGTCTGTTTGGATACAGCAAAGGATTACATTTGTTAACAATGGTACACCAGAGAGTGAGTTATTCATACAGAATGTACTGCATTTCAGTAAGGAAGGTAAGAATAAGAATGATGATGCACCCGATTGCTTAGCCGGGTTAGCTATTTTTGCACAATCCATGTTCAGACAGCTGGCTTAATTAGACCCCCTTTTTGGTATGTAATTATTTACTATATTTGCCAAAACATTATTAAATGGCATTTGATTTCATTAGTGCATTTGTTGATAATTATGCCAATACAGATAGGTATCGTAACTTAACAAGGCAAATCTTCCCACCTGCAATACAGATATGGGGAAAAAAAGAGGCTGTTTGGTTAGATACAGGTGATGCATGGAGGCTGTTCATTGATATTCCTGAGTTAAGAAGTGTTGTAAACAAGCGAGCCACAATGATGAGTACAAACATCCCTACTTTATTTGATAAGAATGGTAATATTGTCACTGATCATTGGATAAATGACCTAATCAACAAGCCTAATGGAGTGCAATCATGGTCAGATGTGGTCTATTCAATGGCTGTTCAGGATGCATTATACTCTAATGTGGTTGCTTACTGTCCATTGAGATCATTTGGAGTTAGGAATCTAATCATAACACTACCAAATAACAAGATAAGAATCAATCTAAGTGGTAAAAAGTTGAAACAAATGGAGGCTAATGACCTCATTACTTCGTTTGTATTCACGTATGATGATGGATCTAAGGAGACAATTGAACTGCAGGACTCAGTTTATCTCACCACAGCGGATGGTATGAACATAGTTAGACCTATCTCAAGGATAGACTCACTGAGATTACCTCTATCTAACATTATGGCAAGCTATAACAAGCGTAATGTATTACTTGAGAACTTGGGAGCCATTGGTATCCTATCTGCTCAGAGTAATGACATGGGAGGAGCTATCCCAATGACACCAGAGGAACGTCAAAAAATACAAAAAGATTGGTATCGTAGGCAAAAAGATGAGTTAATTATCACTGAATCCAATGTAAATTGGCAGCCAATGAGTTATCCAACAAGGGATCTCATGTTATTTGAGGAGCTTACAGAGGATAAGTTGGCAATCATTGATGCATTTGGATTG